AAATGTCATTAGTCCAAGTGCCGTTAAACCCGCTTGACGCCTGCAACGGCCTGAAATCAGACAGTGCATTCATGTCGTACGGCACGGCGTCCGCCTTAACACCGCGCAAAGCCAGCTTGCCAGCTGCGCACAATTCCGGCGAGGAATACGACACCAGATCGTCGGCTACTGCCTGCCACGTCCTTGTACTGCCACCCATGTTAAGCATCTGCTTTGCACGTCCCATGTATATCACTCCTGAGGTCGTTTGCAGAGCCTCAGGGTTCATGACTTTTATGGTAAATGCTGCAGGCGTAACCCTAGCATCGCCCCACGATGCACCAGTCATTGCTTCGAACCCAGCAAATGTGACCTGGTTTCCGCCAATTGCGAAATCGATCGTGGGGTGGCCGTACAACGGCTGAACGTGACAAATGTTAGACCAAGTGTCCGATGCATTTCTCAACGGTCCAAATAAGTTAAATTTACCAACTGTTGTGAGTACTTGTGTTGTTCTGATGACGGTATAATCGCCCACAGCACGAGGGAGAGGAACGTGACTTGGATCAAACGCATCCAGTCCTTTGACGATGGTCTGCGGCTTAGCAGTGTCTCCGAAAGCGTTGTTAACGCTAACAGCGACGGACTGCGTGACACCACCGACCCCGTTCGTGCGCTTCCGTTTCCGGGCGCTCTTGTTTCCTCCTCCATTGGCTGCTCTCTTACCTCCCTTGCTACCTCCATTGTTTCCCATATTGTGTTACTATTACTACAATACCCTTGAGTGTTCCAAACTGCATGTCGTGAGAGTCATGACAACTGGTGGGATAGGATACTACGACCTATACACCTCATCGTTGCAATCTACTAGTGACTTTTTGCCCCCCTACGCAACCGCCTCTGAGGGAGGATGCCTAAGGAGAACATGATCATGCTCTCCATGACCATGTTCTCCTTAGGAATCCTGCCACAGAACTCTGATGGGCAGGACAGAATTCTACATCGAGTCACAAAGCCTAGATGGTTGTCAATCCGCTGCTGATAGCGATGTTCACCGGAAGATTCCGAACGCCGCTGTAGCTTCTCGCTTTAATCTCGTTCTCCATTGCAATTTGCATTGACGGTGGGTAACCGAATGCTTTAAAAAATGACACTCGGGTGTCGTCGCTAATCTCCCTAACGTGGTCTCCCCTAACTCTCGGGGTCCGGCTCAAACGGATGAATCCTGAGTCGGCAACGATATTAGCCTTCATTAAGTTGCTGGGCACACCTTCCCTCTTGTAAACTTTGTACAATTCACAAAAGATTGGCATATCGCCATACAACGCCAAGCCACCTACCCCAACCTGG